TGGAATATACATAAAAAACTCTTATACCTTAGAATTTGATAGGGTTGAGTTATTTGCTGACGAAAAAATAAGCGTAACGAGTTCAATTCAAAATATAAATAATATTGGAGCGACTTATTCGGATTTTAGCCAAACATTTACAGTTCCAGCTACTAAAAATAACAATAAGATTTTCAAACATTGGTATGAAAATTCTTTGGATACACAATTTAGTACGTTAGTAAAAGGTGATGCATATATTGAACTTGACACGATACCTTTTAGAGTAGGTAAAATTCAGTTAGAAAGTTGTGATATTAAAAACAATGAAGCACAAAGTTATTCGATTACTTTTATCGGTAATTTAGGAAATTTAAAAGATAAATTTGCAGGGTTATTTTTAAAAGATTTGGATTCTAATTTTTATGATTTTAATTATAATGGAACTATTGTAAAAGATAAAGTAGTAACAACTGCAGCAAGTGCTGATGTAATGTTTCCTTTAATATCTTCAAATAGGTATTGGAATTATGGTGCTGGTGGAGTAAATGATATAAGTTTAATTGCAAACCCAATAAGGTACAATGAGTTGTTTCCTGCTATTAGATTAAGAGCAATTTTTGATTTGATTGATAGAGATTCAAAATGGAATATAAATTTTAATGGTTCATTTTTAAGCGATGCAAGATTTACAAATGCTTATTTATATTTGAAAAATGCAGATGCATTTTCCTTTAAAAGTGATTTATTAATTGATTTTGCAACTCAAACAATACCAACAACATCACCAAGTTTTGGCAAAGCAATGCCGTATTCAAGTTTTAATTTTACTACTGAAGTATTAAATTTAAGTTATGTTAGTGGTTATAATCACGGAGATATTGTTATTCGTTTAAGTATTCAATTTGCTGTAAGCGGTAAACCTTATAATGTATTAATTTATAAAGATGGAGTATTAGTAAACACTACTTCAAAATTAACAACAACAAGTGTTTCAACTTTTGATATTTATTATTTATTTACATTAGATAATTTAGAATGGGAAGGTAATTATACATTTAAGATTGAATCTAATGAAATAGTAACTTTTTCAAATAGTAAATTATTAGTTCAATTTTACGAAGCAATAACAGGATTAGTTTATCAAACAAATTATAATCAAACAGTATCACAAACAACTGTCTCTACAATTTCTGTAAAATCATATATGCCCGAAATAAAAATAGAGGATTTTTTTAGCGGAATATTAAAAATGTTTAACCTTACTTGTTATTCAACTGACGGAATAAATTATACGATAGACACAATAGAAAACTATTATGCTACTGGTAATATTATTGATTTGACAAAATATGTCAACACAGATTCAATCAATTTAAACAGAGTAAAAACGTATAAAAAAATTAACTTTTTATATGAGAAATCTGAGTCATTGGTTAATATAGGTTTTCTTTCAAATAATGGAATTGATTATGGAAATTTATTATATAGCACAGATAATGATGGCGAGGAGTATTCTATTAAATTACCATTTGAGGATTTAAATTTTAACAATTTAAAAGATAAATTACAAGTAGGTTATGCTTTGAAAACTGATTTACAAAAGTACATACCTAAGCCGATTATTTTATACGATTATAACCCGACAGCATTAACAAGTTTAACGAGTACAACTTTTTATTTTTCAAATGCGTTAAGTGGAAACGGAACAGCACATACAAGTTACAAAGCATTCGGTCAAGAATTATTAACCGATGGGATTACTTATTCATTAAATTTTCCTGAACAACAAAGTACATTGACAAATGAAGTTGTAGTCAATAGTTTATATCAAACTTATTACTCAAATTATATAAGTAATATTTTTAATTATAGAGCACGATTAATCAAAGTTAGTGCTATACTACCTATTTCGGTTTTAACGTCTTTAAAGCTAAATAACAGGGTTATAATAAGAGATAAAAGATACATTATAAATTCATTTACAACGGATTTAACAACAGGCGAGGCTTCATTTGAATTATTAACCGACTTACGAACATTATGATAAATAATATTTTAGAAATGCTTAAGCTTGCGGAGCACTTTAATAGCAATGAAATTATTGCAACCGCAAAGGGGAAATACGAACTACCAAAAACTTATAAAGAAATATTTAAAAAAGCGTTAAAATGGCAATTGAAAAAATAATTGATTTACAAATACAAAGCAACGCAGACCAAGCCGAAAAATCAGTTGGAACTTTAAAACAACAGTTAAAGGCTGCAAAAGCGGAAGTACTTGCATTGTCAGACCAGTTTGGTTTAACCTCTCAGCAAGCCATTCACGCAGCGGAAAGAGCTGCGGAGTTAGGGCACGAAATATCCGCAGCAAATAAACTTGTTAAAACATTCAATCCAAGTACAACTTTAAACTCTACAACTCAAGCGTTAGGAAGTGTAAAGGAAGGATTTGAGGTAGCGAGCCACTCAATGAAAACGTTTGGAGTTGAGAGTACTCAATTAGAGGGGGCGTTAGGAAAGGTTAGTTTAGCTATGGAGTTCACTTCTGGAATTACTCAAATTGAAGAAAGTGGAGAGTCATTTAAAAGATTAGGTGGAAAATTAAAAAGCTATTCAATAATACAAAAAGCCATAACTTTAGGACAGAATCTTTGGAATGCAGCAATATTAGCAAACCCAATAGGGGCTATTATTTTAGCAATTACCGCTTTAATTGCAGCTGGTTACGCTTTGACTAAATATTTTATGGATAATGCTGAGGCATCTCATAAAAATGAACAAGCAATAAAACAAAATTCAAAAGCATTAAACGAGCAAATTAAAACAGCCAATAAAAACACGGAGGCTTTTGATATAAATTCAAAACAAAAACTGGAAATGGCTAAGGCTTCCGGAAAAAGTGCGGAAGAGATTAGAAAATTAGAGTTAAAACTTGCAGACGAAAAAATAGCTTTTGAAAAATCCTCGAGAGAAATTGCAAAAAATACTTTTTATAAAAATCAAAATGCATTAGCAACTTTAAAAGCTGCGGGAGCTGACGAGGAACAAATAAAAAACCAAGAGGAAGTCACTAAAAAATCTCTTGAGGAATTTGGTAAACAAACTAAAAATTTAAACGACTCAGTTAAAGATAAAGCTACAATTATAAATCGTCACCAAGTTGAAATTAGAGCTGGAGAAACAAAACATAATGACGAATTAAAGAAAAAAGGAGAAGAAGCCGCTGAAAAAGCAAGAGAGGATTTAAAAGCACAAAAGAAAAAAGATGCTGAGGATTTAAAAAATGCTTTATTAGCTCAAAAAACAGCTCAAGAAAATAACGCTGCAGAATTAACAAAAGCCATTGGGGATGCTGAGGACAGACAAGCCGAGAAAACTATGTCGGCAAGTGAAATCGAGCAACGAGTTGTTAAAGATAAATATTTTAGTTTAATTGAATTAGCAAAACAACAAAATAGATCAAAAGAGGAAATCGATGTTTTAGAAACTCAGAGATTAGACGAGTTAAATAAAATAAAAGATAAATTCAGACTTGAAGACGACGCGAAAAAAGCTACTGAATTAGAAAAAACTATAAATGATAATCAAGTTTCTTTTGAGAATAGATTAGCGGCAATTGATGCGGAACAAGCTTTATACCAAAAACAATTAGATGACAAATTAATTTCTGAAAAAGATTTTAATGAAAAAACAAAAGGATTATCAAAAGATAGAATTAAAATAAATGAATTAGAAGCAGCTGCAAAAACAGTACTATTCCAAAAGACTTCCGAAGTATTAAATAAAGGAGCTGATTTACTTGGTAAAAATACGGCAGCAGGGAAAGCGATGGCAGCGGCAGCCGCTTTGATTAATACATATCAAGGTATTACAGCGGAACTTGCAACCAAAACAGTTACACCTTTCGAGATAGGTTTGAAAATTGCTAACGTTGCTATTATTGCAGCTACAGGATTTAAAGCTGTTAAAAATATTTTATCCGTAAAAGTGCCAGGTGGTGGTGGTGGTGGAAGTGTTCCCGATGGAGCTTCCGCAGCAGGTGGTGGAGCACCAACCGCACCCTCATTCAACGTAGTTGGAGCAAGTGGAGCAAATCAATTAGCTCAATCAATTGGAGCACAACAACAGCAACCGATACAGGCTTACGTAGTTGCAAATAATGTGACAACGGCTCAGAGCTTACAACGTAACATAATCGAGAGTGCCACGATAGGAGGTTAAAAATTCAGTCTACAGGTTTAAAATTTATTTATTTTTTAAATCTGTAGGCTTGTTTTGTATCATTAAATTAAAATTTAATGTAAAAAGTTTATAACAAAATTAATTAATATCGTTATACATATATGGAAACATACAAAGTATTATTTAATGAACAGGATAACGAGGGGGTATATTGTATCTCTTTGGTTTCTGATCCTGCAATAGGTGTAAATTTTATCACTTTGTCAAAACAAACAGAGTTGAAGCTCGCAACTGTAAACGAGGAGCAACGTATTTTGATGGGTGCGATATTAATTCCAGAGCAACCGATATACAGAAACCAAGACGGTCAGGAGTTTAATATAGTATTCTCAAAAGAAACAATTAAACAAGTTCAGCAGAATTTTGCACTAAAAGGATATCAAAACAATTCAACTATTGAACATTCGGGAGTGCAAATTGACGATGTTACATTTATTGAAAGTTGGATAAAAGAGGATGAGGTACACGATAAATCTGTACACTATGGTTTTAATGAGCCGGTAGGAAGTTGGTTTGGTTTAATGAAAGTTAATAACGATGAAATCTGGAATGATTACGTTAAAACAGGAAAGGTTAAAGGCTTCAGTATTGATGGAGTTTTTGATATGGAGAAAGTAAATTTAAAAAGTGAATATATGAATTTAGAATCAATTGTAAATGCAATCAAAGATGGTTTTGCTTCGGTAAAATTATCTGAGGAAGTTGCACCCGTTGAAATTGCAATCGCAATGGGAACGATGAAATTAAAAGACGGTGTTACCGTTTTGGAGGCTGATGCTTTCGAGGCTGGTCAACCTGTTTTTATTGTAAATGAAAACGGAGACAGACAACCAGCACCAATCGGAGATCACGAATTGGAAGACGGTCGAGTTTTGGTTATTGTTGAGGAAGGTGTTATTGCTGAAATTAAAGAGGCAATAATGGAAGAGGAAACTCCAGAGGCAGAAGCTGCAGAAGCTGCAGAAGCGGTTGAAATGTCTAACGAGGAACTTGTTAAATCAATTGTGACTTCTATGAGTATCGAAGTGGCAAAACAAATCGAATCAATTAGAACAGAATTATCTGCTCAAATTGCTGAGGTTAAAACTACTCAAGTTGAGGTTAAAGCTTCAACAAAAGCAAAGCCGGAAGTTGCTGAAACTTCAAACAAAAACGTGAAATTGACACGTAATCAAAAAATATTAAACAACCTTAAAAATTTAAATTAAAAAATGGCTACAACTACAACTGTGAGTTCAAATTATAGTGGCAAAGATGCCGGTATGATTATCGGTCAAGCGTTCAAAACGATTGACACTATTGAAAAAAATGCGGTAACTATCGCAGAAAATGTAAACTTTAAATTGTCTTTGCGTAAAATCGCTTACACAGACGGAACAACTGCATACACTTGCGGATTTGCTCCAGCTGGTGCAATCGTTTTAAACGAAAACACTATCGAGCCTTTCAAATTCAAAAATGATTTTGATGTTTGTAAAGAAGATTTCAGAGCGACTTGGTCTGATGGAATTATGGGCGGGGGAGCTGCTAACGCAACTGCACCTTCTGACATTATGGATGCTATCCAAGCGGAAGTTTTGGGAGCTATCGGAGAAAAATTAGAAGCTGACATTTGGACTTCGTCTACAAACTTTGACGGTTTCATTACTTTGTTTGCTGCTGACGGAGACGTTAACAAACCAACTGCTGACGCTGCTGTTTCTGAGGCTAACGTATTAGCTAAATATTTAAAACCAGCTTTAAACGCTTTGCCAATTGCTTTGAGAAATAAAGAAGTAGTTTTCGCAGTATCTCCGGACGTTGCTCAGGCTTATGCTTTTTATCTTTCAACTCAGGGAATTTCTTACGGTAACGGAAATACTGATTTTGCTTTGGCATTCGGAAGACATACATTAACTGTATTGAATGGTTTACCTTCAAACTCAGTTGTTATTTACGAAAAGAAAAACTTAGTATTTGCTACAGGTTTGACTGCAGACCATAACCAAGTTGCAATGGTTGACGAAGACGAAATCGGTTTATTGACTGGAAAAGTAAGAGGTAAAGTTGTTTACAACGTAGGTGTTGGATACTACAACGCTACTGAGATTGTTTGGTTATCTTTAGACTAATTAATAATTTAACCGCTCATTAATTTGAGCGGTTTTTAATACAAAAAAAACAAATGAGTTGTTTAATAAGCAAAGGAAAACTTTTAGGTTGTAAAGACCAAAGAGGAGGGTACAAAAATTTGTACTTTGCCAATTATGCAGACTACGCTTTCGTAGTTGCTGCACACCAAGTGACGAGCTTAGGCACGTTAGCTGAAGTGTTTAAATATGAAGTTAAAGCGACTACAAATGCTTTGACTGAAACGGGTACAAGTTCAGAGGATAATGGAACGTTTTTAAACGCTCAATCGGTTGCGGTTACGCTTCCAAAATTAGCCGCTGACTTACAGGCTCAAGTACAATTGATTTGTGCTTCAAGACCTTACGTGTTTGTAGAAGACTATAACGGTAATATTTTACTTTTAGGAGCTACTAACGGAACTATGTCAAGCTGTACAAAAGTAACCGGAGGAGCTGGTGGAGATTTAACAGGTTACACTTTGGCTATAACAGCGGAGGAAGGTAATTTATCTCCATTTTTAGATGCTACAACTAAAACCGCTTTATTCGCTTTAGTTAGTGATGTCGTAGTTTCATAAATTTTTGCATAAAAATTGATAAAAAAGCTCCTTAATGGAGCTTTTTTTGTTACAAAAAACTATTTATTCGTTATATATATATGTGGATATTTAATTTAACAGCACCGTACCAATTCAAATGCATTCCGAGAGGATATAATAGTGGCATAATCACGTTTTTTTTACGTGACGAGCTTAAAGATATCACTCACGAAATCGAGGTAACGGGTGTTTATTATCAAAATGGTATTTTAATTTTAATTTTTGACGATTATATAATGAAGGAAGGGCAATCTTTTGAAATTGTAATCAACGAAAATGACGAATTAATATATAGAGGCAAGGCTTTTGCTACCGCTCAGACTGACTTAGAAAATTTTGAACTTAATAATGGAGTTCTAAAAGTATAATTTTATGGAAAAATTACAAATAATAAATTTATCGAACTATATAAGACCAGAAATCAAAGAGGTATCTGGTAAAAAATGGGTATTGAATGGTAAAAATAACGAATTTTATCAAACAATTATCGATGCTTATAATGGTTCGCCAACTAACTCAGCGATAATTGACTCTTATAGTCAGTTTATTTATGGTAAGGGTTTAACTTCAAAAGACAGAAATACAAAACCATCTGAATGGGCTGCAATAATTTCCTTAGTTTCTAAAAAAGATTTAAGAAAAATTTGTAAGGATTTTGAAATGTTTGGCGAAGCTGCAATTGAGGTTAAATATTTAAAAAATAAAGTACAAAAATGTTTCCATATTGCTAAACAAAAAGTTGCTCCAGAGGTTGCAAATGAGGATGGCGATATTACAGGATATTATTATAGTTATGATTTTTCAAATGTAAATAAATATAAGCCGGAACGCTTTGACGCTTTTGGATTTGGAGAAGGAAATCAGGAACGCTCCGAAATTTATATTATTAAAGATTATCAGGTAGGGCAGTTTTATTATAGTAATCCTTCTTACGTTGCTGGTATTAGTTGGGCGAAAATGGAGGAGGAAATTAGTAACTACTCTATAAATCATATACAAAAGGGGTTGTCTTTCGGTCATATTATAAATATGAATAGCGGTATTCAACAAAGTGCCGAAACAATCCAAGAGAACACGAGACAAATTAGAAATCATTTGACGGGTTCACAAAATGCGGGTGCATTCTTTTTAAATTGGAACGATAACAAAGATAGCGAAATTACAATTTCGCCTTTGGAAGTTTCAAACGCTCACGAGCAATATGCTTATTTGAGTGCTGAGGCTAAAAACCAACTTTGTACCTCTCATAAACTTACGACTCCGATGTTAGTAGGTGTAAAAGATGCAGCGGGTTTTAGTTCAAACGCTGACGAAATAAAAGTAGGATTTGAGGAGTTAATGATAAACGTTATTAAACCAAAACAGGAAATAATTTTAGATAGTTTAATGGAAATATTTGCAGTAAATGCTATCGGTTTGGATTTACAATTTGAAAGCTTAAGAAGCGAAGAGCCTTTGGCAATTGCTAATCCATTAGTTCCACAAACTACGCAATTGAATACTCAAGAATACGGAGAAGAAATAGATTTGAACGAATGGGAATTAATAAGCTCCGAGCCTGTAGATTACGACAAGGAAGAGGAATTAGATGCAGAGATTAAGCGTTTAAATAATGTTAGTACTAATTTAATGCGAGTAGCTTTGGAGTCTGTAAGTACGGGAACTGCAAGACCAAACGCATCAAGTGAGCAAGACGGAGTACTTTTTAAAAGTCGTTATAGATACGGAGGAAATGCATCTCCAGAGCGTGATTTTTGTAAAAAAATGATGGGTGCAAATAAATTGTATCGTAAAGAGGATATTCAAATGATGAGTCAAAAGAATGTAAATCCTGGTTTTGGAATGAGTCCAAATCCAAATCAACCTTATGATATATTTTTATGGAAGGGCGGAGGTTTATTATCTGACAACTTTAATTTTGGAACTTGTAAGCATTTTTGGATGAGAGAAACTTATCGTAAAAAAGCCGATGTAAATAATCCAAATGCTGAAATTATAACTCCAGCGAAAGCTCGTAAAGATGGAGAGATTTTACCAACAAATAACCCAAAGGTGTACATTGCACCACACGATATGTAAATTATGGCAACGACTATACTTTTAAAAGAAAACGAATTAACTAAAAATACCCTTTTGGGTGGGAATATAGATATTGATTTATATATCCCTTGTATTGCAGACGCTCAAAGAATTAGACTTGAGGAAATATTGGGGGATACGTTATATAATAAGATTTGCGAGGATTTTGAAAACGATGACTTAGCAGGAGATTATTTAACATTGTACGAAGGGTATATAGTACCGTTTTTAATTGCAGCCGCTGCGGTTGAGTATCTATTAATCGGAGCGTATAAAGTAAATAATAATGGTATCTTTAAAGCACAACCCGAGAACTCGGTTTCCGTTGATAAAACAGAGGTAGATTATTTGGTTAATAATATGCGTTTAAAGTCTGAAATGTACCGAGATAGAATGTTTAGATGGTTATATCAAAATCATTTGCCAGAGTACGTAAGTAGTTCGACAAATATCGTTAATCCGATGCGTTCCAATTTAATTTGTGGGAAGTGGTGGCTCGATAAACCATACTAAAAATATGAGAAAAACAGACAAACGAACAGAGGAAAATATTTTAAAATTAAAAAAATTTGTAAATGGCATCGACATTAAACTTTACGACAAAAAGAGGGGACACATTCAAACAGACAGACTTCCAAATAAACATTAACGATGTACCTTTGGATTTAACCGATGGACTTGTTAAAATCCAATTACGCAAAGAAGCTGGGGGGATTGTCGCATTCACTCCAGAGTTAACTATATTTGATCCAACAAATGGGGAGTTTTGTATTAACGAGCAAATTATCGATATACAAGCGTGCATTTATAAATATGATATTCAAATCACTACAGCTAACGAAGAGGTTAACACTTGGGTGAGCGGTTTATTCACAATCACGGACGATATAACACGATAATATGAGCGATAATGTAAATATTATAGTACAAGACACTATTAATGAAATCGTTGTTAATAGTGCCGTTATAGTTGAAACAATCGATATCAATGTACAGGTTGCAGTTGATGAGGTTACTATTATAGCAAATCCAAACGAATACATTATAAACGTTAATCGTATAATCGGGGAGCAAGTTCAAAGCGATTGGAACGAAACAGATGATCAAGCTCCAGACTATATAAAAAATAAACCGATTATACCCGCAGCGGTTACAAAAACAAGCGACTTAATCAACGATGGAGAGGATGGAATAAATCCTTTTATAACGTTAGAAGATATTCCAGTAAGCGGATTGACTTCTGTAGGTTTATCAATGCCCGTAGCATTTAATGTAGCAAATAGCCCTTTAACTTCAGATGGTACTATTGCGGTAAGTGCTGCTGGTACTTCATCACAATACATTCGAGGAGATGGTCAATTGGCAACTTTACCAAGTGGGGGCGGAGGTGGTTCATCTGTTAATTATTATTTGAATGGTTCGATTGATGCATCGGTAGCAACTTACAAACAATTAAGTAATACGGCTATAATTGGTGGTGGAACAGATTTTACATTAACAGGTAATGGTTTAATTACTCAGTTTTTAACAGATGTAGGTAATCCAAATAGAATTGAAATACCTGGAGGAGCTTGGAATTTTGAAATGTTTTTTTCAATGTCCTCAAATGGCGGTACACCTGCTTTTTATGTTGAATTATTAAAATATGATGGAACAACTTTTACAAGTATTGCATCAAGCTCTGCGATACCTGAAAATATTACGGGTGGTACAAGTATTGATTTATACTTAACTTCATTAGCAGTGCCTACAACTCCATTATTAATTACTGATAGACTTGCAATTAGAGTTTATATCATTAATAATTCAGGAGGTAGAACAGCAACATTACACACAGAGAATAGTCATTTATGCGAAATTATAACTACATTTTCAGGTGGCGTAACTTCATTAAATGGATTAACTGCAAATACTCAATATTTAGCAGTAGGAACAACAGGAACAGATTTTAATATTAATAGTTTAGTTGATACACATACGTTTAATTTGCCTACAGCATCGGCTACAAATAGAGGTGCATTAAACACAACAGATTGGACTACATTTAATGGGAAATATACATTACCTTCATTAACTTCAGGCTCAGTTTTATTTTCAA